CTTGGCACGTCACCGAATTTGGTGGTCCATTGGTCATAATCTTTTTCAGCGTTTGCGATCTTGGCAGGTGTCTGGTCGATCTGTTCCATGACTTCGCGAACGGTACGTTCAGCACCGCCCATGACCAGTTGCTGCACGCGCATGATTGCACTGGTCACTGTGTCCTCAACGAACCAGCGCTTCATGTTTGGCTGGTAAGCGCCAACATAGCCGTGTGCATAATCAATGCCTGCTGGGTGTAAATCAGTGTCATTTCGAAACGCTTTGGCTTCAACTAAGACATAACCCTTTTCTGAACTAAATTCGACAATGCGGGTTTCAATGCGACCAGTTGGGTACGTTGCCAACCAGCGTTCCAAACGTTCACGGCTTGCTTCGTAGTTATCCAAGAACCCCATTATTTGACCGCCTTGTTTGCTATGTGGCGAACCATTGCCTTACGGCGTGCAATGCCTTCGCGCTTGCCTTCTTTGAAGCCTTTGGCATAGCCAGCAGCGGCTGAAATCACCATAAGAATGATGACCAGCACCAAACGCCCTAATGTCTCAGGGTCTAATAGATCAAGTACCATTTTTGAATTCTCCCGATTCTTGGCGGTAAGTGTTACCACCTGAACTCAGGGTGACGCATGATTGGCGCGCGGTCAAGAACCTTGCGTGTTTGTCGGCGTGTCTGCGGGCTTTGGCTTGGATTTCAACCCATTGCCAGCAAGCACACCGCCCAGCGAACCAGTCAAGAAAATTGCCAGGGTTTTCAATAGATCAATAAAGGCTGCGTCGTTGGGTGCTTGTGCCCCGATTGGCTGGGTCACAAAAATAAGCGCATAAGTGATTCCAATGGTCACAATCAAAAACACCATTGCCAGCGTTGTGCCAATTATCAAAATCAGCTGCGCGTGGATTTCTTCAGGGGTTTTGCGACGGGCTGGTTTGTCCCGATTCAATTCCAAGTATGTCGTCAGTGCATGTTCCAGTCGGGACGCATTGCGGCGGCTGGCATTCTGGCTTCGACCAGTTGTCGTATTCTTGGCATTCATAACGAATCCACCCTTGATACCCGCAAGCGGACTGGGTTAGTGCAAGTGCCCAAACCAACCCAGCCGCTGCGAATCGTCGGCTCACTTCCCCGTAGAACCGAAGGCTTTGTCGTTTGGATTTAACCAGCGCAAGATCACTGGTGCAACGGCTGCAACGCCGCCCATTGCTAAAGTCTTTGGGTCAGTAACGCCTGCCATGTATAGGGCAAGTGCTGCCGCCATAAATGAACGCGCCCACGACGCTGCTACTGCTTTGGCTTCGACCATTTTTTTGCCTCTTTCTTCGGCTTCGCTGCCGTTGTTGGTATTTCGATTTTCGGAAATTCGCCCTTATACGGCACAAACTTTGGAATGCCAAAACCGACAATTTCCTTGCCTTCACCGTATGAACGAACCTTCACCATTACCATGCCGCCATTGCGCTGGTCGCCTGTCCCGCTGGTGTTTCCTTCAATTGTCAAACATGTTTTTGAATCAATCAAACCCACAACAATTCCAATGTGTGAAATGCGATCAACGCCGTCATGTGGAAAATCCATAAATGCTAGGTAGCCCAGTTGTGGCATGCCTGACCAGCGTTGAATCTCTTTGAATTTGTGTGCGCCGATTGCAGTGCTCACGACTGAATGAATCTTGATACCTGCCTGGGCTGCACACCAATTGACGAATGAACCGCACCAAGGCAAACCGTCTGCCTTTGTAAATTTGCCGTATTTGGTCAGGTTATTGCCTTCTTCGACCGTGCCGACTTCAGCTGCGGCGACTTCGATCAACCTGGCGTTTGTGCCGTCAGGGTATGTCATTTGCCTACCTTAAAAGGTTTTGGCAATGGCTTGGTGTAGTCCCATTTTGCAATGTAGTCGCCCGCTTCGTCAGCGTCATTTTGAAGAATGATTGTGCCATCTGCAAATGCTGGCGAATCTTCCAATTCTGGAAGTGCAGCAACAAGATCGTCATAAAGTGACATTTAATCAACCCCTAATCCATACGCCTGAGAAAAAACTCTTGCTCTCGCCATTGACAACGTTTCTAGCGACTGCGTCGTTGTCGTAAATGTATCCTTCAACATAATCGGTTGTTCCGTTAAAATAAATTAAATCCGAACCATTGACCGAACAAGTCGCGCCAGGGGTTCCGCTTCCCGCAGATGAAAAAACCTGGGAATAAGCAGCGCCGTTTTTGTAAATCAACAATTCTTTCAATGATCCAGAATTTGTGCCGCTGAATTGAACGTTGATGTTGATGTCGTAATAACCTGCTTTTGTCGGTGTAAATCGATAATTGGTTGTTGAATCAAAACAATTGTCGGTGTCATAACTTTCGGCATTAAATTGAATTTTGACGTATGTGCTTTGACTAAATGACTGCTGTGAACTGTTGCGAAATGCACGAAATGCTGGGCCACTGACTGCGCTAGGCGTTGCCCAACTAGGCACACCAGCGGCGACGGTCAAAACCTGACCAGTTGAACCAATGCCCAAACGGGTGTTTGTGTTTGCAGTGGCTGATGAATAAGCAAGATCACCAAGGGTTGTGCCTGGTTGTAGTGCTTTCAGCCGTGTGTCTACACCCTGCAATGCGACGTCGAAGTCGGCTGGTAAATCCGTCACCAAATCGCTCGACGTAGGAAGAACAAAACCATAATTCGTGGTTGGATTCGCCAATTGAGTTTCCTTTCGTTAAGCCACTATTGTGGCATTTGCCCAGTCTAAAGTCGGCGACACGCTTGACCACGTTTCAGTGATCGGCACGTCATTCCAACGCATTGCCTGCAATGAATACGCCAACGGTGAAAGCAACAAGGTCACCGAAAGTCGGTTATAGGCGGCTTGAAATGACCAGCCTTCGACAAAACCCTGGAATGTTCCCGAACTCATGTTCAATGGCAGGTTATTCAACGAAATGGCTTCACCCATAAAAACGTTGATCAATGCGTCACGGTCAGCATTGTCAATTTCAGGGTTTGTCAGGTCAAATGCAATTTCGCTAAAAATTGGTTGTGGCTGGGCACGAAGGGACAAATAGAAATTTGCCTGCGCAAGCGCGTCGGCTGACTTTTCCAGCGTCGTCGTGATGATTTGCGCAAGCGTGCCATAAAGTGCAATTGAATTTGCGTCGCTGGCTGATTGTTCGGCACTGCTTGTCGAACCGTATTTAATGGTTAGCGAATTTCGAACGTCGCCAACACGGGTTTGAATGCGCAAACCAGCTGCGCGGGCATGGTTCGCGTCAAGATCGACATAACCGTTGGCAGCCAGGTAATTTGTGCGGTGAGTTGAATCGGCATAACCAATACGACCTTGTGCGTCCTCGTAGATGTATCCCAGCCCTGATGTTGCCAATGCTGAAACCAACGAATACACGTCTGTTCTGCTTGATGACCTATTTGCCAATTCGTAATTGCCTGGGCGGTCAATGTCGCCCAAACCACTGTTTTCAGCATTTGCCCATGTTGTTCCTGCTGGCGTATAGCCAGCCCAGGTCACTGACGGTGCAACCTGCGACCAGGTATTGAATAAAACGTCGCTCAAAATGTCATAAATCTGATCACCGTCAAATTCTTTCGAAAGCACGCCGTCGGTCAATGCCTTTGGCAAACGTGCCAATGCACCCAATGCCGTAATCGAATAAGTCTGCGTAAACATGGTTGAACCCACGTCACGGACTTCAAGACCAATGTCTACGACGCTACCGCCAAAAATTGAAACAAATGTGTTTGATGTGTTTTTGACCTGAATTGAAATTGTTGAATTGATCTGCACTGGGATAGCAGTTTGATTCACGTCGATCAATTGAATGTTGGTGTAACCCGCTTGCGCTTGCTCGTAAATGTTGGTTCGACCGCTGCGAATGACTAGATTTGCCAAAACCGCATTTGTGTATTCAGTCCCGTCAATGGTCACTTTCCATACGGGTGACCACTGCGTCATGCCATTTGCAGGCTGGTTGCGCCGCCTGTGCCGCGGTAGAAACTGTCATTTAAGGTTTCAACAATTGTTCGGGCAGTGCCTTCACGGTCAAACGCACCAGACACGTTTAGGTTGATTGTCGTCATGCCAACGTTTTCAGCCTGACGGAATCGACCAGGGTTGAAACTTCCTGCAACAACGTTGTTGGCAACCGCAGCTGCTGACGCTGCGACCGCAGCAAGCCCGCCACCGCCACCGCCGCCTGCTGGGGTCGTTGTCCCGCCTGTTGTTGGTGTCACGCCAGTCGTCGGCGTTGTCGCAACCCTGCCCGTGGACATTGAAAAATTACCAAGCGCGCCTGTTGCCGTCGAGCCTGACCCACCGCCAATTTTGGTGATGTAAGGAATGTCCGAACCTGGCTTAATTAAGTTGATACCAGTAATTAATTTATTGATACCGTCAATGGCGAAATTGATTAAAGGTTTGATCGCACCTAAAACGTTGGCAATAACATTCAGGACTACGTCAGCAACCTTACCGACTGCCCGGAACGCGTCACCTAATACGCGACCGACAATTGGTGCAGCCGCCTTGATGACTTCAAAAAACGCATTGAATTCATCTTTGTTTTCAATGATCGTTTTTTTGATTCGGTCAAATGTTTCTTTGAAGGCATTAAAAATTGGCGTAACAATGCTTTTGATAACACCCGCAACATCACTGACAACCTTGCCGAAACCGTCGCCTTTAGTCAGGCTGAACGCGTCCGAAAAAGCGTTGATTGCTGGCAACGCATTTTCATTGATAAATTTCAATAATGTGTCAAGGATTGGCAACAATGCCGCACCGATTGTTTCTTTGGTTTCGTCAAATGCAACCTGAACGCGAGCAATTCGTCCCGCGTAAGTGTCAGCGTTTCGCGCTGCTGCACCACCAAACAATTCCGACAAGCGACCTTGAACCTGCTCAAATGACATTGTTTTCAATTCGGCAGTGGACAAGCCAACGCCTAATTTGCCCAGGGCTGCGGTATTGCCGTCATAAGCCTTGGCTAGTGAATTGGCAACCGCTTCAACTGGCTTGCCCGTGGCTGCGCTAATGTCTAACGCGGTGGCAAGTAAATCCTGCGCCTTTGATACGTCGCCCGTCGATCTAACCAGGCGACCCAATGCTGGGCGCAATTCGTCGTCAGCAACGCCCGTTGCCAATGACATTTGAAGAATCGAATCTTCGGTTGCTTTGATTTGTGCCTGGGTTGCACCCGTTGCGTTTTCCAACGCCAGTGCCAATTGTGTCTGCGCCTTTTCGTCGGCTATTGCAGCCTTTACGCCTTCGATACCAATTGCGATTGCGGCTGCGCCAGCAGCGGCAGCAGCTGCGGCAAACGCCTTGCCAATTGCTACGCCAGCCTTGCCAACCTTGTCGCCAAACGAATCAACGTCGCCTGAAGCGGTTTTGAGCGATTTGTTGAGATTATCAACGTCGCCAAGTATTGAAAGTTTAAGGGTGCGACTGCCAGCCATTAGTCGTACTTCCTAACTATTTGCGAGAAGGATTCTTCCCAGCGTTTGATAATCTCAGGCTGGGCACTTCGAAGTGTTGGGTAAATGAACCAACCGCGCGACCCACGCCCTTCACGACCTGACCAGACTGGAAATTGCTTATAGCGATTCGAACCAAATTCGTAACCGCCCCAAACCTGTTGCGTTGTACCGCCACCGCTTAATTTCTGCGAAGCAAAACCAAATGAAATTTCACCGATCTTGGACGACTTTGAAACCTTGGAACCTTGAGCGATCTTAGGTGCAACGCGATTGGTTGATTGGTTAGCCTTTGAAATGATCTTGGTGCGAACGTAATCAGCCAGTTTTGAAGTCTGCTCTTTTGCCTGGGCGGTTGCTTCTTCGTCCATTGCTTTGAATGAACGCAGAATGGCACGCAATTCCGCTTTGTCGTAGGAAATTGCTTCCTTAGCCATTTGCGCGCCTTTCTAGAATTTCAATTATTGTCAGAATGTCCTCGGCTGACTCAAACTCATTCGGTGATAGCCCCGTTGCCAGGGCTATCTCCCAAACGATTCGACTTAGGCTTCCGACGGGGTGGCTTTTGGGTTTGCCTCACCGACTATCACTTCAGAAATGGTTTCTGTCCATGCTTCGATCGGCTTGACTGGCTTACCAGCTGCTTCACGTTTCATGGCGTGATAAGCAAGGAAAACAAGATCAGCAATGCCGATCTTTTCCTGCGCCTGAGCAATGGTATGACCCGAATGCTTTTCCCACTTCACCCATTCTGGCGGTGCTGCCGTGTAGGTGATTTGGTCGCCGTTGTTGTATTCAATTGTTATTGGTAACTTCATTTTGTCTCCCGATTAGTTAGTTTTTAACTGAATGTTTCGGTTGGTGTTCCAACCACGATAAATGATAGATCAACAGTCTGAGCGTCAGGTGCTGACCCGCCGACTGCTGGGAATACTGGCATGACATTGAATGCAAATACTGCGCCAGTCACGGCAGTCAATGAAACTGCCAATGTTGTATTTGGTGCGGTTTCGCATGCAGTCCACAATGCTTCGCACAATGAACCTGACGCGCCCCAGTCTGCAAGCATTGAAACGTCGAATGTCCACTGGTCGTCAATGTGCTTGTATGCCTTGCCATCAAGTGTCTGGTAAGTCTCGACAGTTGGTGAATTGGCTAGTGTCGCACTGGTCGCCTGTGCGTCATAGTTTGTCGTCGCAATCGTCAAGACGAGATCGCGACCTGTGATGATTGTCGTTGGCATGATTCTCCTAGGTTGTTTGTGTGTAGTAAGTCGAAACGTTTATGTCAGCAACCAGCATTGGACTTTGTCCTACTTCCAAAACCGTCGGCTTTTCAACCACGCCTACGACGTATCCTGCTGGCATTGCAGCAAGAATTCCTATGATTAGTTTTTCCAGATTATCCAGTGAACCCGCGTTGCTATTTGACGCGACAATTGCACTGATTGCGAAATTCAATTTGACCTGTGTTTTTGCCTTGCCGATCAGCACGACTTCCATGTAGGGCGTGTCAGGCACGACCACGATTGCAGGCGGGATTGGTGCTTCAGGAACGCTTGGGTAAATGTTTGCCGCTAATGATGAAAACGCGTTTGCTAACGCTGCACGGGTTTCGGCGACGGAATTGGCGGGCATTACTGCACCACGGTTTCAACGTCCAGGTAAGGCATTAGCAATGTGCTGACTCGATTGGTCAGGCTTCGACCCATACGGTACGGGGTCGCGGTGAAGTCCACGCCTTCAATCTGTCCACCTGCTGCAACGCGTGACTGGAATACTTCGACGCTGACTGCAAGGATTGCCGATTCGATTGGCGCATTGTTGGCGTATAAATCAGCTGCTGAATAGCCTGAAAGTGTTGCAGTGCCCATTGGAATGATGTTACGCAATGTCACATTCGCATTTGTGATCGCTGCGGTGAAACTGTATTCCTTAACGTCCACAACGGTGACGGTTGCTGAAAACGGTGAAGGCAAGCCCGCGACAATGACTGATTGCCCTGCCACGAAATAATGTGGGCGTTGCGTGTAATAAGTCGCAACGTTTGATTCAAGTTTGTACGCATTGACTGCCGAAGTGTTCGCAACCAACATTGGCAAAATGACCGCTTCGGCGGTGTTGATGATTTCGTCCAGGTAAGCGTCAGAATAAAGGGAAACGGACACGCCAAGCACCGTACGCAATTGACTCGCAGTGACAATGGCTGGCATGTCCGTTCCTTTCGATCGACTGCGGCGAGATCGGGAGAACCCGCCGCATGCTTAGTTTGTGGAAATTACTGCTTGTTATTCTTGAATGCGCCCGCCGCGATCTTTGTCGCAACTGCACCAAATGAATACACGCCCACGGTGATTGACCCGTCAGCAGTTGATTCCGCACGTAGTTGGTATGAAGTTCCTTCGTACCAGGTGTATGCGTCTGGGTTCACAACTAGCAGTGTGCCGTCTCCGTCGCCTGCATTTGTTGGGTCTACGTATAAGTTCAAGCCCGCTACGTTTCCAGTTAATGATGTTGGCAGTGCTGAACCTGGCTGGTTGCTTGGGTTTGTCACTGCTGAATAAATTGGGCGACCTGCGTCGTTCAATGTCATGAGGTTTGCCCACTGACCTGTTGAAGCGATCAAGTTGCGTGCAAATGGATTTGGAAGTCCAGCAGTTGCGCCGTAAACGCTTGCTGCACCGCGTGAAATGATACCTAGCAACTCAGTTGCAGTTGGGTATGTTGTTGTTGTTGTTCCGTCAGCAGTTGCGCCAGCGATTAACTGTGCATTGACGTATGCGTTTTGCGCCTTAGCCATGGCTGCAACCATGTTTCTGAGCAATTCATCATAAAAAAGTGGGCTTGTGCGGGTCAGCAATTCAACTGAGAATTTTTGTTGCCCTGCAAATTTCTTGACGTCCACTGATAGGAACGCAGAATTTTGATCTGTCTCATTGAAGATTGCATCTTCGGCAACTACGGCAACCGTTGGGGCTACTGTAATTTTTGGAATTTCGAAGGTCATTCCCGCGTCAGGCAATGCACCGCGTGAAATCGCGTCAATGCTTGGGCGGATTGTTGTTGATAGTCCGTTGATTACTTCTGACAACTGACGTGTTGGAACAAGTCCAGCATTGTCTGTTGTGTTGTCAGCTGCTAGAACGTACTGACGTGCTGATTCGTCACCTGTTGCAGCAAGAACCTTGTTTTCAAGATACTTTGCAGCGGTGATTTCAATGCGTGGTGTTGCCTTCCAGCCACCCACGTTGTTTGACTGTGCAGTCACTGACTTTGCGGCTTCGACCGTCTCAACGGCTTCCGCTTGTGCGACGGTGTTGTCCACTTCGTCTCCTTCTGTTGTTGGTGTTTCTTCGGGTTCGATTGTCGAATCCGAAATTTCTTCTTCAGTTGCGGCGACTGATTCGACGCGGGCTGATCGGATTGCAGGCTCTGACGTTAATGCGACCCCAGTCAATTCGCCTGCAAGAATTCTCACTGTGCCGTCTTTAAGTGTCTCGTATTCGTCAAATGAAACTTCAACACTAAATCCATCTCGCAAGCCTTCCTGGGCTTCAACTAAAGCGTCATTGCCCGCGGTTGTTTCAGCAATTTTGAATGTTGCGTCAATTCCTTGATCGCTTGATTCAATTGAAAGTGTCTTGCCAATTCGGCGGGTACGGTCGTGTTCAAGGTTAAGCAAAACGGCGGTTGGTTCGATTGAACCCGCAGCAAATTGCACCTTGCCGATTGAAGCGTTGCCAGTTTCCTCAAACGTGACAATGCGACCTGAGATCGTGCGACTGTTTGAATCAGCTGCCGTGATCTGCATTGGTGTGATTACTTTTTTGCTCATAGCAACATGTCCTCTTCCTCGCGGATTTCGTCGATCGACATTGCGCCGATTCGATTCAAGATTTCATAAACCTGGGCGCGCTCGTATGGATTACCGCGCAAGAAGTCGTCAAGATCGAACATGACTTTGTTACCTGCTGGCGTAAAGTCCGGGAATGATAGACGTTGCTCAATGATTGACATGTAATTGCGGAACGCGAAATCAACCAGGTCGCGACGCTTATCGAGTGCATTTGAATAAGTAAATGACGATTGCTGCGAATCTGTGAAGTATGCAGGCAAACCGCATGCACGTGACAATTCAAGCGCAACGTAATTACGTGCTTCGTTCAGCTGCAAATTCTTTGGATCGTAACCAATTGTTTCAAGCGTTACGTCAGCATTCAAAAATGCAGTTGATCGATTAGCACGTGCAGTACGCCATGAAGTCAGCAACTTTGAAATGCGATCTGCTGGCAATGATGTGCCGTTTGACTTCAAAACCATTTGCGGAATTGGCTCGTTTGCAAAATTCATTGCAGCGCGTTCCAGTGAAGCGGCAGCCTTAATTGTGCGACCTGCGCGGCTCAGCAAACCTTCTTGCGTGCCATTGAAAACAACTAAGTTTGCTGGGTCTACGTAAGCACCGTCGATTGCGTATGACGCAATTTCATAACCCATGCCGTTTGTTGTAATGGTTACGCGTTCAGGTGCAATGCGTTCCATTGCGCGAATCTTGCCCGTGTCTGCATAGCGTTCCATGACGTAGGCATAAGCGGTTGGAAAGAAAAATAAATCCGAAATAATCCATGACCAGAATGTCGTGCCTGGAATGCGTGGGTCAGGCTGATTGATAACGCGTGGCTGCGAAACCTTTTCGCCTGTTGCTTCGTTGCGTGTGTGCATTGGCAGTGACGCAATTGTTTGAATGATTCCGAGTGCGCGCGCGCATGTTGGCACGCTCATTGCTTCAGCGCGTGACGCGGTTACTATCCCGCCGAAAAGGAAAAGGTTTCCAATTTCACTGTAATACGGCGCGATAGCAGCTGCGTCCACGTTTGTGGCTTCGACTGGAACGGCAGCCTCAACCTTTGGCGTGAATAGATCGAAAAATCCCATGCCCGAATTGTTGCAGGCTTATACGATCAACCAACCATGATGTCAAGATCATTGTCTGGGCGTGTCGCAAAATGTGTGACAAGCGCGGTTGCCACCGCACCGCAAACAACGGACTGCGAAGCCCTGCGACCGATAACCCACCCACCGTCCCCGCGACGCAACTGCACCGCTGCCAAAACTTCTTCAGACAATTGGCTTTGTCCACGGTGTTTCAGGCGACCGCTATTGATCGCGCTTAGCATTTCGTCGCATGCCTGCGGGTAAGCGTTGTCCATGTCGAATACGGGAATGCCAGCAGGTGCAAGTCGTGCGGCAACTGCCCCACTGGTTTTTCTACTGTAAAGCACGTATTCGGTTGGATACTTTCGCGCGTAATCTGCCAAGTCATTAGCAATTGCCTTGTCGTCCAACTGCAATTCGTTTGCCCAGGTGTGCAGTAGTTTCACGACGAACTTTTCATCACCCAGTTTTTGCGCGCCGACCAAACTGGCGTGCCTGCGGTCAGGCGATAGATCAATTGCCAACCAGGTAAGTTTGTCCAAGTCCAAGTCAGCTGCTTTGTCAAGGCAATTGCCCCATGACGCGGAATCAACCGCGCTATTGATTGCCACGACCCAGCGGCACAACACTTCGGTCATGACCACGTCAGGCGGGTCGTTCAAAACGCTTCGCACGTTATCGGCGTGAATCAATGTGCCCATGGACGGATTGGCGTATCTGGCGTTTTCAACGCTGATTTCGTCGGTTGGTGCTGACCATTCGAAATAGCCAATGTCATCTTGAACGCCAGCGATCGAAGCCAACGCCCTATCTCGAAATTGGTTCAGCACTACGCTGCTCGAATCCCCAGCATTGGTATACGCCATGACCATGGGATTGGTTGCAGCCATGAGCGTGTACCGAAGTGACGCAAACGATTCAATGTCGTTCATTTCACGCAATTCGTCCAGGTGAATTGTCGAAGGTCGGGAAACACCGCGGGCAGCCGAACCACCCGCACGCACAATGAATCGATTGCCAGTCATGGTTTCGATTTCCTCACCGCCATGTTGCCAGCGAATCTTCTTGACCTGTTTTGCCAGATTGTCGCTACCTTCGATCATTTGAACCAACGCCCAGAATCCACACCCCACTGAACGATTTACCGTCACGCGGGGGCGAATTGATCGACTTGGCAACTGACTTGAAGATCGATCTAATGGACTGGCAGAAATTTGCGCTTATCCACAGTCACAAAGTCAAGCCTGACGGTCGGTGGGCAACCCCAGTCAATTGCGTCGTCGTGGCACGGCAAAACGGCAAATCGTTTTTGCAGCTGATCAGAATTTTGGGCGGGCTTTTCCTATGGGACGAAAAATTGCAGATCGGGTCGGCGCACCGCCTGTCCACATCACTGGAACAGTTCAGGGCATTGGTTCAAATGATCGAAGGTAGCGACAATCTGGCAAAACAGGTCAAGAAGATTCGCT